CAATCGTTTTGGATTTTCTCATAATCTTTCTCAAGTTGAGAATGATACATTTGAACAAACCGACTAAAGTTACGACTTTCAAGGACACGAATACCAATAAAGTTCATAGAAGAAAACTTTTCTTTCAAGTTTCTGAGAAGAGTATCTGTAAACTCATGATATCCATACCCAAATTTATAAGTAGTTCCAAGTTTACGATCACGGAGAAATGTGCTCATAGGATTAACATATCCAGTTCCAAGAAGTGGTTTCTTTTCCCACTGACGTTTGACTTCTTTGTGGTGAACAAGTTGATTTGCTTCACCGTCAGTCAAGACAATACATTGAACTTTTTGCAGTTTGTTTTCCTTTTGGAACTTAGGAAGAATTTGATGAAGAGTAATCAGTGCTTCATTCAAAGGAGTTCCTGAAAGAGAAAGACGACTAGAATAAGTGTAAGGAGAACTATAGGTTCTACCAAAACAATAGGCAAGACGCCAGACATTAAGCATTTGGTGCTCAAGAACATTACCAGAAACTTTACTGCTAAGGATATTCATCATTGCAAAAGTTTCATCTACAACCAGAAGACCATCTTTCTTTTGATAATGTGGAGTACGATCAGCGGCAAGATAACGATCATTTTCATAATCATACTCACCCCGACGCCATTCATTAGTGAAAGCATATACCTCAAAGGGAATGGAGACTTTCTTACAGAACCAAACAAGATTGAAAAGTTGTTTGCAAGTATCAAGCATTACATCTGCCATAGAGCCACTCCAGTCCAGTACAAACACTAGACCATGATTCTTACCATCAGGAATTACAGATACTTTCTTAAAGAGATCTTCGTTATATTTGTAAGTATGAAGCCGAGTAGTGTCAAGAACACCTGTGCGAGCAGTTGATGCGCGAGCATATTGATCTGCTGCTTTGCGACATTCAAACTCTTTTACCAGATAATTAACTTCTTTTTGAGCAGAGGACTTAAACTTTTTAAAATCAATATCAGATTCTTTATAAAGATTTACTGGAGTATAATTTTGCCTCTCAGCATGTTCGTTATGAATTTTTTGCTGATGAGCGAAAGAATCATCAATATCTTTATGAACTTCAGAGTTCTTACCAATAATGGTTTCAAGATTTACTTGAGGGACCTCAATATAGACGTTCTCATATCCATCGTTCCCAACAAGGTCACGAATCTTATCTTCAAGAGATTCTGCAGTACGAACTTCAGGTTCATCATCAACGCCAGATGATTTTACTGGAGTTTCATCACCCTGAGCAGTGCCACCATAGGATTCCGAAGACTCTTTTTCAGAGGAGTTATTACTCTCGCTTTCTTGCTCAGAAGAGGAGTTATTAGTCTCCACAAAATCGCTTGCAGGAGACTGGGAATTTCCCTGAGTTTCGTGCGAATCAAAGTCAGTAACTTTCTGTTGTTGCTCCTTCTCTTTCTTACAATACTTGTAAAGTTCTTCAGCAGCAATCAAGGCGTCAGCAAAACTTTCGCAAGCATCAATCAGGTTAAGGATTTCTCGTTCTTCTGAGTTAAAATCAAGAGTCAGAAAGTTACCAATCTTGAAGTAAAGATTGGCACGGTCAGCAAGATTGAAAGTAGAAATATTTTCATCTTCAAGTTGAAAGAAATCTTCATCATTCAACTCCTTATATCCATTGAAGAAAGTCTTAGCAAGTCCAGCATACTTGCGCTTCATCAGTTTCTCAATGCGAGCATCCTCAACCACATTCACAAACTGTTGAGGAACCTTTGCAGTCTCAGACCAATCTTCATCTGGCGTAAAGAGAGCATGACCCACTTCATGACCCACTAGAAGGTCATACACAAGTCCGCTCGCCTTTTCCCATAGAGGCAAAGTGAGAACGCGAGTATGAACATTGAAACAGGCAGTTTGAACTTTCTTGTGCTCCACCACAAGATCTTCAGTGGCAAGGAGTTTGGCAAGTTGAGATTTGATTTCGTGAGAGACTGCCATCGGATTTGTTTCGTATGAGACCATCATAAAGCGAAAGGTCGCCTTTTGGGCGACCCATGTGACGCTTTTTGAACTGGGCTAGTCTTGCTTTTGCTTGCCTCAGTGCTTGCGGTTTAAGTTTTCGTTTCTGAGGTTTCCCAGAATTGTGTTTCCAGTTTGGGGTGTTCATTTTAGGTTACGGACCAGTCGATGACTGTGCGAATTTGCTGATTGTAGGACCATACAGATTTTAGCATACCAGCGTCGATACCGTGCGCTTCCATCTGATTTATGAGCGAATTCAAATCTTTGGGGAAACATGTGCCACCAAAACCACGATCATTATCAATACCAGGAACTTGAGTATGCGATGTTCCTATTCTACTATCTGAGGTTACACCAGAACAAACAATTTCATAATCCATTCCAACTACCTGGCAAAGATCATACATCTTGTTGAAGTATGCAACTTTACATGCAAGAAAACTGTTTGCAAAGTATTTAATTGCCTCACTCTCATCAGATGTGGTGATTACACTTGGGATGGTTGGAAAAATTTCACTAAAGAATTCGACAAATTGATTACACAAACTTCGGTCACCACCAACAACGTTTCTTTCAGAATTTCTAAAGTCTTCTACAGCATTTCTTGCAGTCAAAAATTCTGGATTGTGAATTACTTTATATTTTTGTGCAAACTTTTTTGTTGTCCCAATTGGCACTGTTGATTTTATAACAAATATTGCATCAACAAAGGAGGGAAGATTTGAAAAAAACTTTTCTAAGATAGAGAGGTCACATTCACCACTCGTTCTCATTGGAGTTGGTAAACAGACAAAAATAAACTTTTGTTGAAGAACTTCTTCTAAGGTATTGAAAGATTTATTTTTATCTACATCAAAAACTTTACAAGATACTTTATCTCTCAGATTTTGATAGACTGCATTACCAACAAAACCATTTCCAACAATTCCAATCATAAAACCATCCTACTAAATCCTTTTACTTTTTCAAATTTAATAACACTCTCAAATTTATCTTCAAGACCTGTTTTGTGAGATATAACAAAAATATTTGCATCTTTAACGACATAACGAATAATCTTAAGAAACTCTTCTGTTCCAGTAGAATCTAAAGAACTATCAAAAATTTCATCAAGGATCATCAAGTTAGTATTTACAGAATTTTTCATCCTTGCAACTTCTCTCCAAGTGAAAAGAAGAGCCAGATCAATTCTTTGTTTTTCTCCTTCACTAAAAGAAGCATAAGAAAAATCTTCATGAATTGGTGACTGGACGGTTTCGTTAAACTCCTCATCAAGAGTAAAATTAATATAAAAATCCATCATTTGCAAGTAACGATTAACTTGCTGATTGATAAGTGGCAAATACTTCTTAATGATTTTGGATTTTACTCCACCGTCTTTAAGTAAACTATACGAAAAATCGTAGTAGTTTATTGTGTCCTTTTTAGAAGCGAGTTCGTCGTATGTAGTTTTTAGATTGTCTTTGAAGGATTCTAACTTCTCATGTTCAGTATTTCGGTTTGCAAGGTTCTCGGTAAGAACTTGAATTTCCTTTTCAACATTTCGGATTTGTCTCCGTAATCCGTTAATCTTAATATTGTTTTGAGAAATGCCATTCGTTAGTTTTGTGATCTCCTTCGATAGAGCGGTGAATTGACGCTCTCGCTCCTCTTCCTCTTTAATTGCCTCCTCTAGTTCTTTATAACCAGATTGCAACTCCTTTGCTTTAGATTGAGCGTCGTTAATTCTATTTATTCTGAAGGTCTCTTCAATTGACTGAGTACATGTAGGGCATACCGTATTCTCTGTAAAGAACTTATGTTCTTTTGTAATAGTAGATACTTTTTGAGAAATCTTACCCTTCAAGTTTCCAAGTTTGCGAAGTTTCTCCGCATATCCAACCAACTTATCTTGCTCTCTAATATACTCATAAAGAGGTTCTTCTAAAGAAGTATTATCTTCAACCAAATGATCGATTTCCTCGGTCAAAGACACGATAGAAACATTTTTATCGTCAATATCTTTCTTTCCACGATTTTCAAGTTCCTCAATAAACTCTTGTTGCATTTTGACTTTATCGAGAAGAGATTCTTTCTTTAATTCAAGAACTTTAATTTCTTCTTTTGCTTGACGAATTTTCTCTTTTATAACAACATTCATAGAAGAAAAAATCTTAATATCAAGCAAATCTTCAATCACTTCTCGACGATGAGCAGCAGAAAGTTGCATAAAAGGAACGAATGTACTTGAACCCAAAATAACGATTTGAGTAAAAGATTTGTAGTTCATTTTAAGAACATTTTGTTCCAACCACTTTTGCTGATCCAGAGCCGCTGAAGATTGATCTAGAGCAGTATCATTTCTCCAAATTTCAAACAGTGCTGGTTTAATTCCTCTTATAACTTTCCATTCAATATTTCCAATACTAAACTCAACTTCAACTCTACAATCTTTTTCATTTACAGAATTGATGAGTTGTGGTTTGTTAATTTTACGAAATGGTTTTCCAAACAAAGAAAAAGTCAGAGCATCAAGAACTGTGCTCTTACCCGCACCATTTGTACCAATAATCAGATTGGTTTTATTTGTTGTAAAGTCAACTTCTGTGTATTGATTTCCAGTACTTAAGAAGTTTTTCCACCTAATAGTTTTAAATAAAATCATGATCAGTGTTTGGAGGAATTACGATATCGTCAGGTGTAATTATTGTATACTGGTATCCATGCATTTCGCAAGTTTTTACCATCACTTCATCTTCAATTTCAATTACATGCATTTCAGGATATCCGTCTTCTTCTAACATCATAGCATATCGAACAGCATCATCCTCTTCCTCAAAGAGATAAAGAATGTGCTCTCCTTCGTCATCAACTACAGAATATGCTCCTTCGGTTTCCCTACCATTAATTGTTAGAATAAACATTTAAACTAATTCACATGCCTCTTGATAAATTTCTTGCATCATCTTTTGAATAACTGATTTATCAAGACTAATTTCTGCCTCCTCAATATATCTATTCAGGATAGAAATGGTATCTTCACTTTCAAATGCTTCAAACTCCTGAGGTTCCTGAATATCAAAGTTCTCAATAATTTTGAGTTCTGCAATGTTGGAAGAATAAAGTTTGTCGATGAACTTTTCAAACTTTTTAGTATCTGACTTTTTACGAACAACTACCTTAACAATCTTGTTTTCATACTCACGAGTATCGAATGTTTGATAGTTTGTATCCTCATAATAAATGTTATGAAACATCTTATAAGGATTATCAACTGGAGTATGTTCTAATGTTTCGGTATCAAAAATAGTGAATCCGCGAGTATCATTTACATCTGTCCAGTAAATCTCATATGGATTTCCTAGATAGAAGACTGTTCCATTAGTCGATCGAGTGTGATAGTGTCCCGAGAAGACACGTTCGAACTTCTCAAATAACTTGCTCTCCAGACCATGCTCCATGACGATTTGTTTATTAACTCTAAATCCTTGGAGTTCAAGGTGCCCCATCGCACATGGGCAAGTTGTCTTTTGAATAAGTTTGAGAGTGCTTTCCTCATTTTCTTGATTAATCCAGGGTATAAAAAGTGTTCGAAGTTTATCCAACATCACTTCGGTTGGTTCTGAGTATACCGTAACATTATCATACTCTCGTAGAAGTAAATCAACTGCGTTTACGTTATTAGTATTCTTATAATAAGCAGTATGATTTCCTACAATCGTATGGACTTTTACTCCCATTTCTTGAAGACGGTCATAATAATTATTTTTAGCCCAAGATAAAGCAGAGAAATCAATTCCTTTACGACTATCAAAAGTATCTCCCATATCTACGACGGTAGTAATCCCATACTCTTCGAGCGTTGGGAAAAATACATTATTATAGAAGTTTAGAAAATAATCATGAAAGAGTTTAGAATTCTTTCGTGCGCCAAAGTGTTGGTCAGTAATAATTGCTACTTTCATTCAATACCGCAGTTTGCTGTGAACTCCGTCCTTGATAGAATTATAGTCGGAATAGTTCCCGCCGTCAATAGTGTTGTCGTCTGCAAATACTTCAGAAAATCCAGAGCGTTCAAGGATTTTGTTCTTGATTTCTAGTTGACGCTTTTCTCTTTGGATGCGACGGAGAAATGCGTAGTGAATGATTTGAGTGAAATAAGCAAAAGGATTTTGAGACTTCTCTGGATTGAAGTTGTGAATGTACTGAACACAGTTTTCAATACCATCAGAAATCATATCTTCCTTGAACATGTAGTTCACGAAGTTTGGTTTGAATGAAAGGTGATTTGCAATCTTCAGGAAACACTCTCCAATGTAGCGAGGAATGGGAGGTTTTGTATCCCAAGTTTTTCCTCTTTCTTCTTTCGTTATTTCTCTACCAAACTTCTTAATAAAAGTTATTTCCACATCTTCACGATATTTAATAATAGCGGCAAGAAAATCTTTATTATTTACATAATGCTCCGACCTTTTTCTTTTGGTCATAACTGCCGTGGTTATCATAAGTTTTTATCATTATTATGTATAGATTATACCACTTATATAAATGCTTGACAAGGTATTCGAAACCATGTACAATAACCTTTGTCGGGGTTGAAAAGATTAGTTTAGCTATTTTTATAAAGCTTCTCTAAGATCTCTTTAGCATCATTGACGTTAGCAATATATCCCATTCTACGATTTAATTTTGGTTGATTATTTTTTTCTTTATTTGAATGTCTAATGTACGATTGATACATCATTATCATTTCAATATCAGAAGATTCGGAAAGAGTTAATACATCTTCAAGATTAATAATAAACATATCTTCTGTGGTTGTTTTTAACCAAGGTTCTAGTTTATATCCAACCACTCCCATTCTACCTTTTATTTCTGCAACAATAATTGGATTAGAAACAATTAATATTGTTCTATCCTCTTCTTCAGAAGCTGCTACTTTAGCAAAAATTTCTTCGCCAGTTTTTAATTTAAGAGTACAATAAAAATCATCTTCTATCATTTTTTCTTAAGTTGAATAGTGATTATTTCATAGTTAATTTTTATTCTTTCTATAAGATGATTTAAAGTATAATTTTTTCTTGAATTATAAGTACAATCATCAGAAATATCATAGAGAACTGCTTTTGTTTTATTTTTTCCCTTTCTCAAAACTCTTCCAATTGATTGAAGATTTCTAATTCTTGATTTACTTGGAGAAGCAAAAATTACATTGTGTAAATTTTTAATGTTAATTCCCGTACTGAAAGTTCCGTAGGATGCCACGATGATTGCATTGTTTTCCCTTTCAGTTATTTCTCTAACTAATTCTCTTTCTTC